GCGTTGCTTGGTTGCTTATGGTACGCCTTGGCAATCTTTAGTTTCTGAGCATCAGGCAACTCAAATGGCAAGACAGCATTGGGGTCTGGCAGCAATTCAAGAATCAAAGTAGGATCACCAAAGTCGTGGGTAGGCTTGATGACTTGCTTAACTCGGAACTTAGCTCCTCTATCAATCAGCAACTCTACTTCGCTTTTATGTGAGGACACAGAACCAGCTAAGACGGCTTTACTTCCTTCAGGCACAAGTATCTTTGTCAACGGAGCCTTGCCCTTGTAGCTGCCATGCCAAGTCTTTGCTGTCTCAAAAGAAAACGACGTGCTACTAAAACCGTGCATCGTGATGAAGTGGCCTTCAGCTGCTTTAAGTAGCTCGTAGGCTTTCATGCCATCCAAGTTCTGGTCCCAGACAAACTGCTTGAGATTAAGGTCTGCCAAGATATTGTTGAAAGTCGTGTAGCGAACGTTGCCGCGCCAAACCTCGTACTTCTCAGTTGTTTCAGGAAGCTTCTTAAAGACAGCATCTAAGTTGTCAATCCTCTTTTGCATCTCAGGGGAGATGGTTTTACCAAGTACTTCTTTCCCCCACAAGGCATTGTTAATTTCGACGTAAGCGCTGCCAGTGTAGCTTTTTAACGCGCTCATCTCTGATGGGGTCAATGACTTCTCAATCTGATCGTAGAACTTATTGAGAAACTTGTTGGCGTCACTCGTGTTAAAAAACTTGACGGTGTTTGTTTCTTTCGCTACTTCTTTCGCTACCTGGTCGTAGGTTTTTTCTAAGTCAAGGCGACGCAAGGCTAGTTTTTCCTTAAGTTCCTCAGCTAGCTTTTTGTCCATGCCTTGCAGCACGGCAGAGTCAACAAGCTTATTGACTTCCTCCTGAGGCACCCTAAGGATCCTAGCCACGGCTTCTTCTGTATCTTTTAAGCTTACATTACTAAACACATCAGGGTTCTTATCCATGATGCTCTTATAGTCCATCAGCTTTGTAGTAAACTTGTCGCCTTTTAGTTCACCTTGAGCGCGGTATAACAAGGCGCCACCTGGATCAATACGCCAAACTTGGTTCTTGCCTTCAATCAATTGCATGTTGAAGTTAGGAGCGTTGCCAACAACGTCCCAGTTTGCCAAGTATGCGTCAATGATCAAGTGCTGCGCAAAAGCTTTTTGCTGCTCTTCAGGTAAAGCTTTAAATTCCTTAGGACCGATCGTCTTAAACTGCTTGATCCAGTCACTGGCGACCCCAACAACCTGTCTTTGCTCGGTAACCAGGGTTGTCTTTGGCATGGGCACGCCGTACCACGTGTACAGGGTTGCAGCAACCCACTCATTCAGTGCTTGATCTTTGCCGTAAAACTTTACGTAGTACTGGCTGTTATCGTTCTTGTCGATGAACAAGCCACCCTTGTTTGTACCAAGCTGCTGACCAACACTTTCTAAGTTGTCGATGTCAAACGCTGTGTCGTAGCCAGCAAAAGAGTTGTAGACGTCTCCAGTATTTTCTAGGTAACCGTCAGGATCAAACATGGCTGCTTCAACAGCAGGTTTTCCTTTAGGATTAAGGTCACTAAATACTTCACTGACGGCATCTTGAGCAAACATAGACTCCATGGCCTGCTCAGGACCAATGGAAACGTTGTGTTGATTTTGCTTAGGATTAAAAACAGCGTTCTTAATCTCCATGACGTGAGTCATGTTGTTCTTAGCAAGGTTGTAAGACCCCTTGTATGCGATGTCTAGTGCCGCTTCTTCACTAATAGAAATACCGTGCACAGCAAGCAAATCTTTTAGGTCTGCAGCAACCTTATTCATATCAATCGTTCCCTGTGTCGAGAACGACTTAGATGTCAGCAGGCCCATAGGACCGCGAGGATTTGGCTTGACAGTCAGGATTTGATTGTCAGTAGTTCTTACGTAGAACGCAATGTTGTTTTGCATGCCGTTGACTTTTGCCAACTGCACGGCTTCATCAAACTGAGGATCAGCTAAGGCGCGGGTGATCTGTGTAGTCGTGATCTTTGCGGCTTTAGGTGATGTCGCCTCGTCCATCAAGGCCATACTTGTAGTCACATCTTCGTATGGCTTAAAGTCTTTGATTGGACTGCTTTTCTGCTCGAGTATGTTTTCTTCAGGGTCTAGTTTTGTAGGCACACCTTCTGAGCCAATGTTTGGCATGTCCCCACCGGCCTTGTTAATGGCATCAAGCGGGGTAACCATTCCATTAGGAGCATCAGGCGCATCAAAGTTAACAGGGTAGACCTTGTTTGAAGCACCAACAGTTGCAATCTGGCCCACTTCAACGTTGTGGCCGTTAGCTGCTTGCTTAATTGCAGTCTCAAGCGCTTGTGCGTGGCTGCGACTACGCAAACCTTTGTAGCCGTCGTAAACTTTTCCGCCAACAGCAAATAGACCAGCTCCCGCCACAGTACCGAAGGTAATGTTAGTCAAGGAGTCCATCATGTCGTAGTCTGCTTTTTCTTGCGTCTTCGCAGCGTAGATCAAAGGCTCAACGGCCAATGAACCTACAAAACCTGCTTCAGCACCTCTAGCAAGTCGAGCAGCGGTCACGCCAAGCTTTGCGTACCTAGCCTCACCTAAGATCGGCACAAAGCCAATGGCAAGACCAACAGGGTCAAAGATAGCCGTACCCATGGCCAAACCAAAACCAATCGAACCATCAACAAAGCCTTGAGCTCGATCGAAGGTACTGTTGAGGCGCAGCTCATCGAGTTTTCGTTTGTGTTGAATCTTTGCAACAAGGTTGCTAACTGGCTTATCCCAAGACAAGTGACCTGGGATGCCGTACTCCGTGTTTGCTTGATCAGGCTGAATTATCGATGGCCGCTCAGTGAGACTAAACTCCTCAAGTGTTGGGCGGTTTTTCCAGCCTTGACCGCCACCACCTCGACTTGAGTTAGCCCTGCGGTTGTAAAGACGCTTTAGTTCGTCATCAGTGTTGTTGGTTAACTCTTCAGCTCTGCGAATCTCTCGCATGCGCTTAAGGGAGTCGATGCCCGTCTCGCCCCAACCAATGTCAATAGCAGCATCAGCAACTTGTCCAGTGGTAGACCTGAGGTCATCAAAACCAAAACTCTGAAACCACTTTGAAGGAGCTAACGGAGTAAAGTTAGCCCCGAGCTCTTGAGCTCCACGAAGTTCTGACTCAGTAATTCCTAAGCCATTACTGCGTATGTTGACGTCTTTTTTTATTTTTTCAGCCATAGTGGTTAGTTGCCAAAGCTAAAGAAACTTTTTTTCTTTGGAAGCAAAGTTGGATTGTTTAACTGGTCCCACGTAAATTCAACAGTCTTGCCGTAGTTGTCTACGACCGGTTCAGGAACCCCGTTAGTTTCAACGACAAGTTGAACGCCAGTACTGTTAGCGTTGTTGATCCAATAGCTGCGCTTTTCAAGAATCTCATTAAAGGCTTGCTGACGTTTAGCTGGGTCTGCGTTCCCTGGATTCATTGAACCGGGGGCAGCCAGGGTTGTAAACGTCGTCAAGAGTTTTGAGTCTGTCCTTAGGCGTTCAGTATTGCTGTGAATTTGCTTAGGGTTTAAATTTGACGTCTGCGTGCCGCTGCCAATTCTTCGCATGGGAACGTAGTAAGTTCCTCCTTCCATGTCGTAGCCTTGGGTAATCGTTTTAAATGCTTTTTCTAACGCGCGTTGACTATCATTTGATCCTGAAGCTACAAGTTCAGTTGCTGCCATCCTAACTGCCAAAGCCCTTGCTGAGTTGTAAACCTCAAGGCGATCGCTTACGCCTCCAGTAAGTGCGCGTTTATACTTGTCGCCGATCTGCTTTGAGCGATCATCAAGAGTGTTCCAGCTAACACCTGTGCTCTGCAAGGTGCCCATGTTTTTCTTAACAGTCTCTTGTGGGATAGACAAGGAACGAATAATGGCAGGTTCAGCAGCAGTGCCCATCGCGTTGGCCGCCCAAATATATTCAGCCGGCAAAGCATTAGGTCCTGACATTAACTGTCGCCAAACAATCTGCATTTGCCCTTTGTATTTGCCGTCTTCTCCACTGTACCTTGTGACAAAACTTCTAAGGCGTCGACCTAGGTCTTCCCCTGTCGTTCCTGTCAGATACGAGCGTTCACGTTCTACTTCGCTATCGCTAAGAACCTTTAATTCGTGATCAGGGACTCCGTCTCGACGTTGAGCAGCAATAACGTAGTCGTTTGCTTCTCCTTGTTTTCCATCCTTGATAAGTTGAACTACAACGGGGTTTTGCTTGTAGTGCGCAGCAGCATCTCTTTCTCTTTCTGCTAAGATGCTATTGGCTCTTTGAGCAACACCTTGCTGAACTTTTTCCTCGTCGGCAGCATTGGCTCCTGACGGTTTAAGATTTTTAACGGTCTGCACAATTTCAGCACTTGATTGCTTAGAAAAGTTGGCTGTAATCCCGTAAATCTTTTTGTTGATCGTTATTTCTCTGTGTGCTTTACTCGCAGTCACAAAAGCCTTTTCTCTGCTTTTAGGGTCGTTAGGATCAAGCACAGCGTAAACTTTTGCCTCAATTTCCTTAACAGAACCAAAACCACTCGGTGTAGTTCCTGTTAGTGCTGCAGCAACAGCGTCGTCAAGCTGGGTATCAAGCTCGTACAGTGCCTTGACGTTGATGAATTCTGCTGAAGTTTTACTTGCGTTCAGCAGAATAGCATATTGATCACCGGTAAAACCGTACAGCTTTTCTAGTTTCCAGCGACCTTCTGGTGTTGAACCTAGTTGTTTAAGTGCAGCATGCGCGGCCTTAGGATCGTCTGAGATCATGCGGCGCCAGGAAACCTCAGCAACCTTGTTTAAGTTTTCTTTGGCTTTTTGCAAAACACCGGGTCTAGCAATGCCAATGTATTTGTCAGCGTTGTCTGGTTTTTTGCCGACAGCCGTGAGGCCCTTCATTGAATCAGGAATGTTTTTCTGATCCATATCGCCTAATACCGTACGCCACACCATCATTGTGCCGTCAAGTTGGGTTGGATCGTTAGAAACATGCACTGCCGCCTTTTCAAGACCGTCTTGTATTCCAACTTCGACGGCTTGTACGTGGTACCTACTTTGCGCGTCTACGGCTTTGGCCATTGCGGCTTCTCTAAAACGCAAACCAAACTTTTCAAACTCTGCTCTAAAATACTTGTTCTTATCTGCTAACTGTAAATAAGCCTCGTCTTCAAACAGTTTGTTAACAGTGGCTGAGGTTTTACTTACAAGCCCGTCAAGGTTTGGATCGGTAAGATCAGCCTTTTGATACTTTGCAACGTTGCGTTCTTCCTCTAAAGAAAGTTGTTCAAAAGCTTTAGAAAACTTTTCGCCAAGGACTGTCGACGCATAGGCCATATCAAGAGAAGCTTTTTCTTTTTGCTGCTGGTCGTACCACTTGTAACCAATTTGAGCCGCCTCGCGAATGTCTTTACCGGTCTGCGCCATACCGGCAGAACCTACGGTAAAGGCTTCTCTTTCACGAGAATCTAATCCCCCCTGATAACTAACCGGCAGAGTACCACGTCGTTCGTATGTTGGAATTTTTGGCATTATTTACCGCCTTTTAATGGTGCCACAGTTACGTCGCTGCGAGTTGCTTTCTTGCTTCCCCACACGCCCATGTCGTAACCCATGTAAGCTGTTTGAGCGCTGCCAGTAAGGATTGTCCCAAATGCGGCCGTCTTACCTTGGCGAGCAGACGCTTCACCTTGGAAGCGAGACATGTTGGCTTCGTCTTGGAAACCTTGAGCTTGCAATTGGCCACCGTACAAAATAGCTAACTGCTCCATTGTGCCTTGAATAGTCGTGTCTTCTTGTAAGTCAAGGATCGTACCAGACCTGCCCATACCACTGGCCGCCGCAGCTGCTCGCTGTGAGCCAATGAGGCGGCGAAGACGTGAAGCTTCTGCTTCTGCCTCATAATTTGCCTTCTCAAGAGCGACTTGCTTATTGCGCTCCATGATCTGAGCGTTGTAGTCTGCCGCCTTTTTAGCGTCTTGGCCTGCTTGGTATTGTCCGTAGGCTTGCACAGCCGTTCCGACTGCGGCGGCGGCAAGAACCATTGTTGATACTGCTGCCATCAGTGAACTCCTTTCAGGTGAGCTCGCTCGACAACTGAGTAGCCGAGTTTATTAAATAGTTTCCCGGCCGGGTAGTCATCAGCTACTCTTAGATCTGACAGGGAAACTACGCTTGCTCCCATATTTTTTGCCCAATCCTCAAATGCGTTTAAAAGACGCACGGCAGACATGCCTGACCGATGCTCTTCTTGTATCCACCAACCCAGTTCTATGGCAACCTTGGTCTTTGGTGAAAACCAAAATTGAGACATCATTCCACAGAGGGCACCTATGATTTTACTGTCTTTTTCCGCAACGAGGATAATTCCGTTGTCGAGTAAATTACAAAGCGCCTGAATTAAGTCGTCGTCGTTGATCTGGGTGTGATCGGCAAACATTGAGTAGTCGAGAAACGGCCTTGCCATTTCGACGATAGGATCAATGTCAGCAATTGTTGCAGGTCTAATCATCGCTCAGACACCGTCATTGCGTACATGATCGCCAAGATCGTACAGGGGTGAGGCGTGTCAGACTGTACAAGCAACTCAAACTGACGCTCAGGAGCATGCTGGACTAACACTCGTTTGTCCCCTGTGAACAATCTGATTGAACCCATAGGCATAGCACCAGACCGGAAAGGAATGATCTCTAGGGCCCCTCCGTTAGCCGAGAACTTCAAGTTAAACGTGTCCACAAGCCTGAAAGTAACGCGTTCAATGCGGCGAATCTTGCCCTGGGAAGGACCTGTCTGAGTCTGAACCTCTGGATCAAGGGTTCGTATCCTGGCTACGTAAGGCAGACCCACGCTAACCTTTGACGCCAAGCGAGCAAGAGAAATAGAACCAGAACTAACTACGCGGTCTGGGTGGACGGCACCGTCAGCTAGAATTTGAACTGTCTCACCTTCAAGGTGATCAAGGCCGGCCAAGACGTCGACTGGAGGACCGTCGTAGCTAATGCCGCTATCGATAAAGAACGCGTCCTCAACAACCATGCCCTTTGCCGTATCAAAGGATTTTTCTAAATACTCGACATACTGCACGGTCGAACCGTCGATGGTTCGTTCAACGATCATGTACAGAACCTCTTCTGACTCGTCGTTCTTAGGAATCACCGCAATACTTTTAACGACGACATCTGCGCCGCCAATAATGTGCCGGTGCCAAGCTACCACCTCTTGATCTGGCTCGTACGTTAAACAGCGAAGTTCGCCTGTCTGCAACAGCGTCCACACTAGGTTGTCTGGTGAACGAGCATAGGCAATCTGCTTGACGTTACCTGTTGTAATGTGTTCAGCAAGCAGCGTAAGGTCAACAGAGGCATACCCGTCAATGTTGATGTCATATGATAACTCACGCACTTTTAGACGTGAACGGTCAATATATAGTGTGGTCCTACTAGCACCTACAGGGCGTTCATTAGCAGTGCCGTCAGTGGTTTCACGAGAGATAGTTGAGTTTGATGGCGTCAACGCCTCGTAGTTTCGACCGGCAGACAAAATGAATGGACCGTCTGAGGTGCCTAGCTGCAAACGCTTCTCGCCGTAAATCCAGCGAATGGCGTTCACCTGGTCAGTCGCCAAGGTGAAACTAAGCGCCGAGTCGTCAAGCACCTCTGCCTTTGCATTTGACGGGCTAAACGTGGCAAACTCGCCCGTACGCGTTCCCCAAATAGTAGCTGGCTTAGAATTGCTTGCAGCAAAGAACAACCGCTCTTGGAAGAACGCGATGCACGACGGCCAACCAAGGGTATTTGACCAAGCGCCTAGGCGCCAGTCTTTAGTAGCGTTGCCACCACCTGTTGAACCAAAAGGAAAGTCTGCGTCGACAACCACCGTAATAGTTGTTGGGTTTGTATAGGCAGTAATCTTAGCTGCTCCCCAAACAGCTGGTGAACCGTTTTTAAAACGAAACCAGCGACCAACGTCGGTGGCGGCAAAAACGCCGCTACTCGCCGTAACCGTTGCAGTGCCGGTAAGGTGCGATACGTGACAAGTAATGGCCGTCCTGTTAACCTCGTTGTATGGGCCATCCCGCGGCTCGTAAAGATCTAAGGACCAGTTAGTAGGTCCTAAACGATTAAGCGTTCTTGGTTGATAATCCTTATGAACAAGATACAGCACGTCAGCTGACTGCGTAAAGTCAAGATCGTCAAGATCATCTTCTGTGTACGGAGTAATCAGTTCATACGGAGCCGTACCTGCGGCATTTAGCAACACAGCTTCATTGCGGTAAAAGCGAATGTACAGGTGACCAAACTCGACAATGTACGCTTGCTCAGTTGAGAAGATGAACGGAACAATCTTCGTCTTTTTGTCGGCAAATTTTGTTGGAGCGAGGTAACGGGTTCCTGAGCGCTTAGTAACGCCGCCATGAGGAAAGATAATGTAGTTCTCGCAGCGCTCAATCGACGTTGCGTATTTTTGCAAGTCAACACGACCGTACAAGCGAGGAGAAATCTCCCCACCGGTAAAGTTAGTTTGAATTGGCGTTGTACGTGACATTGTTTACCACCTTGGAGGAACGCCTAACCGCGAATCAGCAATGCCAAATCGGCTGTTAAGCCAGTAGTCAGCATCAAGAACTTCTTGTGAATTTTCTTGAGCATCAACAAATTTAGCTTCACGCAGCTTTAGCTCATAAAGCTGCCACATCTGTTCCATCGTACTTGACGATTGAAGTAGAGGATGCGCAAGGTCCGCCGCTAAGCGAGCAGCCAATGCATCAACTAACAAGGTATCGTAGCTCGGTACGTCTGTTAGGAGTGCGATGTATTTTATTTTTAGATTGTCGCCGTCGTATAGAATACGGCGAGACTCAATTGAGTAACGACCATTCACGTCTTCAAGCGTGAGTAGTCTTAGAAAATCTGCTGGCAACACGAATTGATGACTAAACTCGTAAGCTGGAATTACATTGTCAAGAGGCAAAGCGACACGACGAACCAAACAATTCCAAGGGTGAGCGCGAAACACCGCTGCTCTTGAGTCATCGTAAAGACGACGAGCAGTTGATGCTGCCTTAGTAGGATCAGACAACGAGTTGACTGGATCAACGCCCAGTAATGTGAGTGACCTGTTTACTACTTCAATGTCTGATGCTGCCATGTGTTTCTCCTAACAAAAACGGGAGACCAAGCCTTACGGCCCGATCCCCCGCACTACCGGTTTTCCTCTGACTTAGTCTAGTGTGTACAGGATCTGACCGTTCAAAGTGGCGCCGTCTGGGATCGTACCACCGGTGATAGTTGCTCGCACAGTCAAACCAGTCTTGCTAGACAGTTTAGACGATGCAACACCGTTGACAGTACCAGCGGTAGCAACTGATGTGTTCGCCAAGAAGGCATCATCATCAGCGGCAACAGCCGTGTTTGAAAGGTTAGTGTAGCCTGTGTGACCGACTTTAACGACGCGCGAAGCGCCAAGTGCTGAGTTGACAATCTGCACACCAAGGATGCGCACAGTGCCAGCAGGCATTTGGCAAAGAGTCACGGTGTCGCCATCTGCGCCTGCGCCTGACTGAGTAAAGTCAAACGCACGAACGCGAACGCGACCATGCTCATCGCACACGTCATTCATCGTCGCAGGAACGGTCTGTGTGTTACCGTATTGCGTGCTGTTTTGATTAGCCATAATAAATATTCCTCCTGTTATGGGCATTATTCAGCGCAGATGATCTCAACTACTTTCTCTTCTTCCATACGGGTTGCGCCGAAGGAAGCTGAGACGTAGACTTGAGTCGAGTTGCGCTTGTCACGACGAGGACCGATGTCGGTAATAATGTCCTGACCAACAGCAACGAGCAGACCTGATTGAGCCCAGGCAACTACGCGGCGATGGTTAGAAGCATTGGTACGAACGAGTTCGGTGCGGACAAATTCAAAACCCATGAAAGTGTTGAGCTCACCCTGTACCAACGCGCGAACTGTGTTGTAGTCTGCGCTAGATACTTCGGTTGTTTTCAACAGATCAGTCACTTGTTTTGCCGTAACTGCGATATAACGACGCTCGGTAGGATCTACCTCGTTTGCGTCAAGGATTTGTTTTGCCTTGCGCAGCTTAGCGATAGTCAAACCAGAGTTAGCAGCAACACCAGACTCAACATAGTCAACAGCAACTTGTTGCGTGTTTGGGAAAGTCACGGTGGTAGCACCGGTTTTGCCTGTGTAGACAGAACCGAAAGCGGCGTCAAGAATCACTTCGTCCATCTTACGACCAAGCGCATAAGCAGCGTTTTGGCTATAAGGTGAGCTAGGATCAATCAGCATACGAATGCGATCAGGACGGTCGATCAAGTCAGCCCAGTCGAAATCGCGCAATGAAACGCGACGGCGATCATGTGGGACGTTGATCAAGGGGGTATCTTGATGGCGGCCGGTAACCTCTTGAGCAGTGGTCGCACCAATGCGATCGTAGAACTCAAACTCAGCATTTTGAGTTTCAGCACGTACGAGAGCACGCAGACGCGAGCCTTTCTGCTGGACAAGGTGTTCAACGTTGGCACGGTACTGCTGTACAAATGCCGTAGTGATTTGAATGGACATTATGTCCTCCTCATTCAGTTAAAAGTTAAAAAACACGTTTGCTCGCAGAGGCTGCCCAAAATCGGACCCCCACATACCCTTATGGCTAGGCGATGCCCACGGACCCTTTCGGGTTGCCCGTAAGTAGATAATACAGCAAAAACCGGAAAAATGAACTAGCCCAGCATCTTGCTTTTACCCATTCTGCTATCTTTGTTTCGGACAGTAGTCGCGTCCATGTTAACCGTATTGAAGTCGGCCTTCATTTCTCGCTGGACTTTTTTCACAACGT